TGCACATGAACCGCAACGACCAATAGGACTTGGTAACCACTCTTGTTTAACTTCTTCTTCTATAACCATTGTGTTCATAGTATACCGCTACTTTCTGTTGTCAGTGGAATAAAACCCACTACCGTTGAATACTGCTCCTACATTAGAGTATACACGTTCCAGTGGTAGATTGCAAGTTTCACAATCATACCCTGGATCGTCTTCTTTAATAGAGCGTTGTTTGATTACAGTGTTTTCACATTTGCCAGAACACCTGTATTCATATACTGGCATTACTTAGATCCTTTAGCCTTTTGTCCACGATAGCCAGTCTTTTTAATATTCATTGATCCTGGCTTTTTTTGTCCATTAGTATATGTTCCAGACTGTCGTTGTTTTAATGCTCTTTCCATTTTATCTAAATGTTTCCCCATTTACTTAACCTTCTTTCCAAATTTAGCCCATAATCTTTCATGAACAAAATAGCCAAGTGCTTCAATGCCAATATAAAGTATTGCGCCCAAGGATGCGTACTCCCATTCACCAGTAAATAAATAAATGATGCCAGCAAGAACTACTAGGTGAAAAGTTTCCCAACTAATTGTTTTAAATGAAGTTCTTTTAGTTGATTCCATTTATTTTGTTTTCTTAACTGCTGGCTTTTTTGCTGGATCAGCAATTGCTTCAGACTTATTAAGAAGTGCAACATTTTCTTCACCAACATAAACTGGACGACCCCAACCAACAATTCCATTTATCAACTTCTTCTTGTTATTTTTTACATATGCACGAGTCTTTTCTACGCACATACCGCCGTTTCTTTGATCTCCCTTTGCAGTTCCTGAAGTGTTTCCTTCAATAACTTGGATTGTTCCGTCACCATTGTTCTTAATACAAATACCAACATGTGAAATACGATTTACACCATCTTCTGGAAAATCAAAATAAATCCAGTCTCCTGGAGTTGGATCATCATTACGAGCATCTGACCAACGATCATTCTTCTTAAACCAGTCTGACGCTGCTACTGTTGATGCAGACTTTGGATACTTTTTTGCATCTAGTCCAGATGTGAATGCACACCAAGAAACAAATGATTGGCACCATGGCTGAAAATTCATTCCAGTCCACTTTCCATATTTTGTTTCATTATCTTTAGGGCCTTCAATTGTCCCAACTTCTTTCTTTGCAACCTCAATGATTGCTTCTACTGATCCTTTAATTGCCATATTAAGCCTCCTATGCTTACACTCTATTATACATCTTTAAGATGCCTTTGTCAATCTATTATGAGTTCTTATTCTATGACAATTAGAACACACAACTTCACATTTTGCTATTTCTTTTTTAATTGCTGCCCAAGAAAAACCATCATGAATCATTCTTGAAACATTATATTTTTTATTATTTAAATGATCAAAATCTAAAACAATATGGTTAGTTTCTCCGCAGTCTTTGCATCCAGCGTTCTCTTTAATTTCTTTGAGACGCTTTTTGAACTGTTGCTTATTATATTGCACCAACTCTTTGTCAGTCATATTATGATAATTATATCAGAACAATTGAAAGCCCCACACAGGTGATTCAGGCACGTAGGCCACGGTCATTATAAATGGGTAACTAATCCATCACTAAGGTCCTGTGTGGGGACTATTCTATTATACTACTTTACTTTGATTGTTTTTGGCTTTTTCTCTTCTGGAATATCACGCTTTACAACAACATAAAGCATTCCATCATTAAGATCAGCACTATCAACATACATATACTCTGCAAGCGTAAATGTGCGAGTAAATTTTCTACCTGCAATTCCCTTGTGAATATATTCTTCAGCATCTTCTGGACGCTCACCCTTAATGGTAAGAACTCCATCATGCTCTGTAATTTCAATAGCCTGTTTATTAAAACCTGCTACTGCAAGTTCAACAACGAATGTATCTTCGTCTACCTTGCGAACATTATATGGAGGAAATCCAGATTGTTGATTTGTTGTGTTTGTTAATCGGTCAAACATTTTGTCAAAACCGATAAAAAATGGATCATTGAAAAAATTTCCAAAAGATCCGTTATATGTATATGATGTTACCATTTTATTCCCCTTTCAAGCGAATAAGTTAATTTATACCCCCTGACGGCAGGTACATAATAATTATATCATAAGTCTTACAACGTGCTCACAGGGATCTCCGCCATCTTCCCATTCTTGAATCTCTTCTTCACTCATATATTGAGTTCCACCATCATGGGTATGACAATAAGGTTCTGTAATCCAACCTCTTTCAATGCCGTTTGTAATCCAAATTCCAAACTCTTGCTCTTCTATTGATACTTCTTCATTCATATTATAAGTATACCCCTAAATACTTAATACGTCAACTGGTCCAATACAGGATGTTGAATATTTTATGGCTGCTTCTACTGCTAATTGTGCTCTTCTTTTACCATTTTTTTGATTTTGAGTTGTCCATAAAGAACCAAGTGCAAAATCAGATCCTGATCCCATTGCAAGATAATCTTCTTGGTATTCTGTTAAAGACATATCAACTACGTTATGTTCAAAGACTCTTCCTTTAATTGCAATAAGCATACCAAAATCAGATTCTTTTGATATATCTACCCACCAAGTTTCATAAAAATTTCTAAGTGCAACAAGAAATTCAGTATACATAAACTTATCTAAATTAGCATTTGGCTTTGGTACAGGTGGTTTAAAATTATGACGAATTCTTTCTCCATCCATTGTTCCTGCATAACCAAAAAGATAAGGACCAATTTTAAATACTTTTGGAGCCTTTAATACTAAGATAGAGTCTTCTGTTGATGCACCTCTGTCACCAGCCATATGAACTGTTTCATCTTGTCTTACGACAGCAATAATTGTCATGCAAAAACCCTCTCCAAATGGTAGATTTCAAGTATACCATTGACTGGAGAGGGCTGTCAAGCAAGGTTAAATATGACTAATTAGCCTTTTTATCTACCGTTTTAAAGGCATCATTTATTTCTGCTAATGATAGCCTTCCATCGTCCAAAAAAGCCCTTGCCAGTCTTTCAATAACTGTTGCTACTCCTAATAGTCCTGCAAGCATTACTGCCTGTACAGTTTCAATTCCTACTACGGCTCCTGCTCCTAAAACTGATAGACCAGATGCTGCAAATACAGCAAGAATTCTCATTAAGATATTTGTTATTGCTTTCTGTGGGTGCTCTTTCTTTGGGGGTTCTGCTACTTTTTTAGTTGTCATTTTATTTCTCCTTTCTAAGCGGGATTGTAATTAGCCAAATAACTGTTGTTGCAAGTACTGCAATTCCAACAATGTCTCTTGCTGATCCCGTTAAAGTTAGCCATGCGATAAAGAAGCCAAGGAGGGTAAATGCTTGTGCAATTAATTCCATTCCTGCATCTTTAAACCATTTAATTAATCCCTTGAGCATTTTGCCTACCAGGTTGATGGCTTTATTGATTATTTTCATTTGTTCCTCCTTATCATTGCCCCTGCAATTTGTGATGCAATGACCACTGGGACAATTACTTCTTGCGCTTTCTCTCTCTGATCGTCTGTCATATCCATACCTAACTCAAAGAAATTAGATAGAAGTTCTACTGGGTCCACCGCAAAAACTGCTCCAAGTGGGTCTGCTAAAAATGCTTCTGTTTGTACTTCTGTTGTTGCATCTGCTAATGTAAATGGCATTGGGGTATCTCCTGCATCCCCTGCTCTTTCTGCAAACTCAACAAACGCTGCTGCTACTGCAGGGTTTGACTTCATCGCCTCTGCAACCTTTGTAACTTCTGCTGGTGAAATACCAAGGTTTTCTGCTACTTCTGCCTTGGCTTCTTGAGTAAGAGATTTAAGAGTTTGACTTACTGCTGCTGTTTGCTCTACAGAAAGTTTAACTAATTTATTATCCTTGCTTGTAAGGTTTGCAATAACACCAGATAAATCTTCTGCATTTCCTGTACCCTTTTGTGGGATAAGTGCTGCTAATGCTGCATCCTTGATTACTGGATCAATGTTTTCTGCTGGCTTAAAGTCTGGTCTTGGAAGTGGTTTAGGTTCTTGGGAAGGCTCTACAGAAGGCTCTGGAGTAGGCCCTGGCTTTGGTTCAGGACTTGGGGCAGATGTAGGCTTAGGCTCTTCTGGCTTTGGCTTATCTGTAGGCTCTGGATTTGGCTTGTCTGTTGGTTCTGGCTTAGGTCCAGGCTCTGTAGGCTTTGGGCCTGGCTGTGTTGGCTTTGGACCTGGTTCTTCTGTGGCAGTATTATTAGTTGGTTTTGGCTCAGGTTTTTCTGTTGGTGGTGCAGAAGGCTTTGGTTTTTCTGGTTCAACAGTAGGCTTTGGCTCTGGTGTAGGTTGGTTTGCTACTGCGTTGGCTGCTGCTTGTGCAATTGCTCTTTGAATTTCTCGTTGTGATTGCTCATCATAGTAACGCCATGCGTCATTAATTGCACTATTGACATCAAGGATTGCGTTATTTAAATTAGATATAGAATTATTTTTTTCATATAAAGCATCTTCTGTATTATTAACAGCATTTTCATACTCAGATGTCTTATTAGTTAAGTCTTGGTTATATGAATTTAGTGTTGCAACTTCTTGATTATATACATTTAGTTTGTCATTATATTCTTGCTGTGCTGCATTCTTTGCACTTAATGCTGCTTGATAATCTGCAGTCTGTGTTGCACTTGCTCCAGATCCAGAAGAAAATGTATTTAGATTACAACTAAAGTTTTGTCCCCAGACCCTTGGATCTCCAGCGTAGTCACATCCTGCGCCAGTCCATCCTCCTGGAATAGCCCAGCCAAGATGGTAGGATCCAGGCCCTCCACCGTTGTACCACCATATCTCTACATTTAATGCTTTTTCTTCAGTTACATCGTATATTGGAGAATATGCACTCCATGTTGCTCCCTGCTCACGCCAGTTATTTATAGCAAGGTTTCCATTAACATACATTTTAAAACCATCATCTGTGTATCCTGCAAATTTTGTTGATGTAAACCATGACGGTACTGTTATTTTTCCAGTAAACTTAACTATAAAGTTTTCATATCTATTACCACAAACAGGTAAATTCATATAATTAGAATTCCATGTGCCACTACATAGTAGTTGATCTGTGGCTGCTTGTCCATTAACTCTAATCAAACTGTAGACATCATATCTTAAACCAGGGCCACTTGCGCCACTTAATGCTTGCTGAGCAGTTGATAGATTAATGTTGGCTAAATCAAGAGCATCTTTAGCATTATTCTTATTTGTTATGGCAGTGGCTACTGTTGCTGTTTGCCCATCTACATTAGACTGGGCAAGATCTTTTGCTTCCAGTGCTAGGGCTTCTACATCTACTGCATCATCATAATTTTTAATTGCTAGGTCTCTGACATCCCGTAGATTTTTAGCATACATAAACTTATTCTCTGCTATATCAATTAGGTTTATTAGACCATCTTTATAGTCTAATTTATCTACTGCGCTATTGAGGTTTTCAATTTGTTTTGCTGCTACTGTTAAGGGATCGTCAGAGTGAGCATCTTGTGGGGATATTAATAGCCATCCAAAAGCAAGTAAAATAACTGTAGATATACGCAAGAGTTTATTCAAGTGGTGGTCTCTCCTCATGCTTATTATATCAAATTATTCAGTTAAACATAATGATATAACAAAAAAGGGAGCCAAATTAATGACTCCCCTAATTGTTGGACTAATTACTTAAGGTAAGTAACCTTAGCCTTTGGATTCTTTGCATTCCACTTCTTTGCAAGTGCATTGAAAGCATCCTTAATTGACTTAAGTGCAGCAGTATTATCTGCTGTTAACTTAGCAATAGTTGCATCCTTATTAAGGATAACCTTATCTGAAGCAGCCTTTGCATCAGCAAGTGCCTTATCAGCAGCAGCCTTTGCATCAGCAAGTGCCTTTACAGAAGCAGCCTTTTCTGCTGCAAGAGCAGCATCTGAAGTAACCTTAGCAGCAGCAGCATCTGCAGCAGCCTTTACAACTGCAGCATCTGAAATTGCTTTAGCAGCAAGTGCTGCATCCTTAGCAGCAATTTGTGCTGCAAGTTCTGATACTAGATCACGAACTGTAATCTCTGCAAAAGGTGCTAGTGCACGAGCAGGAAGACCAACTACATCTGCTGTTGTTGCATCAGATGATGTTGTAGGTGAAAATGTGATTAGTGATCGCACTCCAGTTGCTGGAAGTGTTGCCTTAAATGTAGCAACTCCAAAGTCTGAAAGTGTAGCACCAGTTGTTGCTGTTGCTGTGTCTAGTGTTGCTGTTGCAGCAAATACTGTTGCAGTAATTGACTTACCAGATACCTTGTTTCCAAATGTGTCTGTTGCAGTTACTGTAATGTCTTGCTTTGTGCCAGCAGCACCTGTAGCAGGAGCAGATACTGTTAGAGTATTAATCTTACCAGCAGTTCCCTGTACGTAGTATGTAAGTTGTGTTCCACCGTTAGTAATTACAACTGTACCAATTGCTGTTGTCTTTGTATAGACATAAAATGTTGCTGTTGTTCCTGTACCAGTGGCAATTGTCAAAGATGAAGATCCTGAAGTTGCTCCTACTGGTGCAGCAGATGTGTGCAGTGCAGACACGATTGTTGCATTTGTTGCTACTACAGAAACGTTTGTTCCTGCATCAACTGTTGCTACAAACTTTAGTGCATCAGTAGAATCTACTGAATTGTCTGCAGGTACTGGCAATGAAGCGGGTGTTGCGATTGATGATGCTGTAGTATTTGCTACAGTATCAAGCGATACAGCGACTGTCATTACAGCAGCGTTTGCAGGCGTTGCTACGATTGTGCCGATAGTCATGGCTGCAACCATGGCTAGAGCGATTTTCTTGAATGAATTCATTCGTTATTTCTCCTTGTTATTGTTTATATCTGACTTTTTAGCCAGAATATTAGTTTACTATAGTAAATTAAATCTGTCAAGGTAGTTTTTCACCTCATCAGGTATTTCTTTACCTTTATAGTCTATCATACCCTCCCCATTGCTGTCAACAAAGAGGGGTGTATCTTTCTTAGTATTAGTCCATGTGTGAACTTCAATTTCAAGATTGTTATCTTTTTGAGTAAAACTAATCGCATCAAATACCGCCCCACATACAGCATCCGCTAAGTCCTTAGATTTTTTGCGTGGGTGATCTACTTTTTTACCATTATCTGTTATTTTTAATTCTGACATTTCATCAAGCAATAGTTGAATATGAGGCATAGCAACACGCTCTTCATAAATCATCATTGCTAAATCTTCATAATGTTTTTTAGCAACAGAAACAGTATCAGTTCTTATTCCAACAGCCTTTAATTCTTGCTGAATATCAAATGACTGCCAGCGGTCAAATGTAACCATTCCAATATTAAATCCAAGCCTTCTAAGATTTTGAATCCATTGTTTAACCTCTGAAAGATTAACTGGGCCTTCAACTTTTGGCTCCCAATATACTACTGCATCTACTACTACAATAGGTGCTACTTGTTCATAATTATTAATTACTTGTACATTTACCCACTTTTCTACGTGAGCAATTGCTACAGCACACTTGTCGTGCTTTTGTGCAAGGTCAGCATGAACAAAATAAATCTTTTCTGGATCTGGTTTAAATGATTCATCAAACCTTTTAAAATTATCAATAGGATTTCTAAGTGTCATACACTTTTCAAGTTTGTCTCTTTGTTTAAAGAATGCATCTGATGAATAAGTTGGCGTACAAAGAAAACGCATCATGGCATCGCCCATATCTTTAAAGAAAGCCATTTTAAAATCTTCAATGCTACGAGTAGGGTTTACTTCCCATGTTGGTCTTTTTAAAGCAAAAACTCCTGGATACTTATATGAAATTATATGATCTTCTTCCCAAGCAATATCCAATGAGTTCCCAATCTCATCTTCTGGTAAATCAGGATTAATAACATATGTATGCTTTCTATCAATAATATCTTTTTCAAGAATGACATCATCATAACGTTGAGATATGAAGTCTCCATTGTAGCGGGGGAATGAAAGCAAAACAACCTTGCCAAGATCAGGGAAACGAGAATCTACAGTACCGCTAAATGCTTTGTAAATATTATCAGCAGTTTTTCCTTGATCGTTTCCTGTTCCAACTTCATTTGCAAAGCCTGAAATTTCATCAAGAACAGCCATAAGCAAGTTTAAACCTTCATGAGATTCTCTTTCTGAGTGACCAGAGTAAACAGTAATAGACTTATCAAATCCAATTGAGTCTACTTTTGGATCATACTTTCCAGCAAACCAGGGTGAGCGTTCAATCTTACTTTTAAAACCTTTAAAGAAAACATTCTTAGCCTGTTGAGCGTTAATAGCAACGTTAATAATATCAATAGCATCTCCTGCAGGCTTGCCAAAATATCTAGCAGGATCTTTAAGACACAATAGTTTATATACTACGTATGCACAGGCTACTGTTGATACGAAGTCTTTTCCAGATCCCTTGCCAAGTTGCAGGATAATTTCATTCTTTGTATATTTTTTAAAATACTGAGCACCTTTGTCATGCCCCATAATTAATTTTAAATCTTCTTCTTTATATATTTGGCTCATTGCTTCAACTATGTCGTATTGGATAGTTGATAGTGATGGTTGACCTAAGTAATCTGGGTGTTCAACAAATGTTTTTGCATCTACTGGAGTTTCTTCAAAATTATTATCTTGAAGTGCCTCAAAAAAATCATTGAACTTCGTGGACAATTGTAATCACTTCGCCTTCTTTGGCTACTTGAGACAACTTCTGCATAATCAAGTCACGAACTTCTGGATGAGTTGTAGCAACATCTCTTAAAATTCCAACCAGTACTTCTTGTCGCTTTTCAATTTCAAGCATTTCTTCTGCAAGTTCTTTATTTTCAAGAAGTCCAGCCTTTTGTAGCATATCAATACGCTTTGCCTCAATATCCATAACAAGTTTAATTGCTTGAGTCTTTGCACCAAGATTATTAGTCATAGATGCTTCATCAATAACTTCATAAGATTTAGC